CAGGTGGTGCTACACTAGCAATTAACCCAGCACTTGCAAGTAGTCCAGCAGATAATGCCGTAATTACTTTCTTATCAACAAGCAGGGAAAGTGCTAATAAAACTAGATTTGCTAAATACAACTTTAATGGCACGGAAAAGATTGCTATTGTTGATGGGCTAAATGAGCCAGCACTTTATGATGACTCTACGTTTACCGTATTATTGGATGCACCTACAGATGTTATAGGAGCAACCTTTGTAGCAGAAGTTAAGAACCATTTATTTTTTGCTAAAGGTACAACATTAACATTTACTGCGCCATACACAGATACAGACTTTTCAGTAGCTAATGGTTCTGGAAGTATAAATGTTGGTGGTACGATTACTGCTCTAACGGTATTTAGACAACAATTAATTATCTTTACAGAAACCAGTATTCACCAGCTAACAGGCACTACCATTGCAGATTTTTCATTGCAACCAATTACAACTGATATTGGATGTATTGATTCAGACACTGTACAAGAAATAGGTGGTGACGTAATGTTTCTTGGCCCAGACGGGTTAAGACTACTTAGCGGAACAGACAGAATAGGCGACTTTGGATTAGCCGTTGTATCTAAAACAATCCAGAGTACAATGACAGGTTTTATTTCTTCAAACACGTCATTTACAAGTTGCGTAATTCGTGAGAAGTCACAGTATAGAATACTTGGTTATAACAATAATATTACGCAAGAGAACGCTCAAGGTATACTAGCAACACAGTTTGCTCCTCAAGGTGGTGAGGGCATGGCTTGGGCAGAGACACGAGGCATACGGGCTTACGTAGCGGATAGTGACTATAATCAGAATGTAGAAGTAGTACTGTTTGCGAACGATGATGGCTACTTGTATCAGATGGAAAGTGGCAACTCATTTGATGGCATCAATATTCAAACAACATTTGCTACACCGCACTTGCCTATTAGCGACCCACGTAGACGTAAGACATTTTACAAATTGTTTTTGTATACTGACCCGCAAGGTAGTGTTGCATTTGATGTGAGTTTAAAGTTAGACTTTGATAGTCAGGGTACAATTCAACCAGCACCTATTAGCATATTAAATACGCAGGGTACTGTTGGTTTTTTTGGAACAGGTACGTTTGGCATTACACGATTTGGTACAAAGCTACTAAAATTGTTTCAGACACAAGTTGTTGGTTCAGGATTTACTGTGTCATTTCAATTTGAATCAAATGATTCTAACCCACCATATTCAATTGATGCGCTAACGGTTGAATACGGATTAAACGATAGAAAGTAGGAACTATGGGACAAGGCTACACTAGAAACGATACCATTAACAATATTGCGGATGGTAACATTATTAACGCCGCAGACTTTGATGGTGAATATGATGCCATTGAAGCAGCGTTTAACAGTAGCACAGGACACTCGCACGATGGTACGTCAGGCGAAGGTGGCCCAGTTACTGTGCTTGGGCCTGTCCAAGACTTTGTAGCAAGTACCACAGAAATTAAACCAAAGACGAATAACACACTTGATATTGGTACTAATCTACTGCGGTTTAAGGATTTGTATCTGTCTGGTTCAGCTAATCTGGGTACAGTGGACATTGATGCAGGTGCAATTGATGGTACGACTATAGGTGGTTCAACACCTGCTGCTGGTACCTTTACAAATCTTACCGCTAACACTGACCTTACTCTTGCAAGTGGTGCTACTGTAACTGCTATCCTTGATGAAGACACTATGACTTCTGACAGCGATACTGCATTGGCAACACAGCAGTCAATTAAAGCGTACGTAGCTTCTCAAATAGGTGGGGCAGATGAACTCAGTGAAATACTTACTAACGGTAATACTACTGGTGGTAATAATATTGATGTAGATGACGATGACAGAATCCGTGTTGGTGCTAATCCTGATTTAGAAATATACCACGATACTGCATCTAGTCAGAGTAGAATATTTGCAGCAGGTCTAGGTGATTTGCGTATCGGTGCTACAAACCTACGATTGTCTTCTACTGCTGGTACTGAAACATATTTACACGGCACTGCTAATGGTGCAGTAAACATCTATTATGATAACGCTATTAAACTTGGTACAACAAGCACAGGCATTGATGTCACAGGTGATATTGATGTAGATGACGATATTATTATGTCATCTGATGGTGCTGTTATTAGCATGGGTGCAGACAGTGAAGTAACACTGACTCACGAAGCTGATACAGGTATTCAAGCAAAGACTGCAACTGGTTTTGAACTTAACTTGCAGACATCTGAAAATTCTATCGAAGCTACAGATACATTAGGTAAGATTACTTTTAATGCACCAGATGAAGCTGCTGGTGGCGATTCACTCTTAGATGGTGCTGCTATTGAAGCAGTAGCTGAAGACACATTCGATGCCTCTACAAATACCACTGCACTGGTATTTAAGACAAACACATCAGGTGCAGCAACAGAACGTATGCGTATTAAAGGTGACGGTACAATCGTCATGGATACGCAGGTTGACATTGATAACATTACTATTGATGGCAATACAATTAGCAGCACGGATACTAACGGTAATATTGCTTTAACCCCGAATGGTACAGGTGAAGTTGATATTAGTAAAGTAGATATTGATAGTGGTACTATTGATGGCGTAACTATAGGTACTAATAGTGCTGTTACAGATTTACGTGTAGATAATTTAAAGCTAGATGGTAATGATATTAGCAGCACTAATACAGACGGTGATGTTACTATTACGCCTAATGGTACTGGCTCTGTAGATGTTAGTAAACTAAAGGTTGCGTCTGGTGCTGTAGCTATAACATCTATTCTTGACGAAGACGACTTAACCTCTAACAGCGATACAGCACTTGCAACGCAACAGTCTGTTAAGGCATATGTCGATGCTCAAATAGCTGGCGGTTCTTTTGGCGGCGGCATTAGTGCGGGTGCCTCTACTTTTAGTGGCGATATTACTTTTGAAGACGATGGCAACTCAAGCCCTAATGGTTATGGTATTGTCTTTAAAGAAGCTAGTGCCACATACACAACCACATTTAATAAAGTAACCCCAACAGCAGATAGAACAATCTCATTGCCTGACGAAACAGGCACAGTATCTACACAGGCATTTGCAAACGGTGCGGCTGTTGCACTAGCTATTGCATTAGGATAATAAAAAGTACTTGACAAACCATTTAAAATATGGTATAATTAGTGTACATTTGGAGTAAAATATGGCAAACGCTTTTTTATGTGAGACAGATACCGCAGTAGGCACATCCGCTGCTACCATCTATACCTGTCCAGCAGACACAGAAACCACCATCATTGGTCTTAGTATTGCTAACATTGTGACAAGTCAAATTACCGTAGACGTAAAGCTAAATGGTGCTGGACGTACTAGCGGTGCAGTTGACGATGTTCACCTTGTAAAAGCAGCACCGATTCCAGTTGGTGGTTCTTTAGTTGTGGTTGGTGGAGACCAGAAGGTAGTGATGGAGCCGGGTGATACACTTACTGTGGAATCTGATACAGCATCATCTGCAGATGTTGTTCTTAGCCATCTTGACATTACATAAGGGATAGAGTATAATGCCTTATCTTGGTAATATACCAGCTACTAACTTTAGCACTATAAGCTATCAAGACTTAACTGGTGGAACTGGAACTAGCTTTACGTTAGACTTTCCTGCTGGCTCTGCTCAAGATATTGAGGTGTTTGTAAATAATGTTCGCCAAGAACCCGGTGTAGCCTACACTGTGGCTGGTACAAGCCTGACTATGACAGGTAGTATTGTAGCTACTGACGACTTCTATGTGGTGTTCCAAGGTAAGGCACAGCAAACCGTAGTCCCCGGCCCTAATACTATTACTGCTGCAATGTTGCAGTCTGGCGCAGTGCCAGACGCTATAACCAAAGTAACCTCTGACCCTACAGCTACAACAAATGCCTCACTTGGTGATGTTTATGTAAACACAACAACTGGTGAGATGTTTGTATGTACTAATGCCACAACAAATAATAACGTGTGGATTAATGTTGGCGAGGGGTCTGGCAACATAAACGCCAGTTATAGTGCAGACTTCCTTGTTATTGCTGGTGGCGGCGGTGGCGGTTTACATTCCGGTGGCGGTGGCGGTGGCGGCGGTGCTGGTGGCTATCGTGCGTCATACAACAGTGAAGCATCTGGTGGTGGCGGGTCATCAGAAAGTTCCTTAACTTTAGGTAGAAGCATTACTTACACAATAACTGTTGGTGCTGGCGGTGTTGGTAGCACAGGATACAATGTTGCTGGTGCGGCTGGCGGTGATTCTTCTGTAGCTGGTTCTAATATTACTACTGTTACATCTGCTGGCGGCGGTGGAGGGGCATCTACCCCAAGTGGTGCTGCTACAACGGGTGGTTCTGGTGGTGGCGGTTCTGGTAATGGCGGTCCTGCCGCTTCCGCAGGTACATCTAATCAAGGTTTTGCTGGCGGTGCTGGCGGTGCTGGGGGAACCACAGGTGGTGGCGGCGGTGGTGGTGCTGGTGCTGTAGGTGCCGCAGGAAGTGCTAGTGGCGGAGGAAATCGCGCAGGTGGTGGCGGCGGCGGTCACGATAGTCGTACAGGTGGCTCTGGCGGAACTGGTGGCTCTGGCGGCGGCGGCGCAGGTGGAAAAGGTGTTGTTGGAACAGCCGGAACAGCTAACACAGGCGGCGGCGGCGGCGGTACCGGTTATAACGCAAGCACTGGCGGTGCTGGTGGCTCTGGCGTAGTTATACTTCGTATGCCAACTGCAAAGTATTCTGGCACTACAACAGGTTCTCCAACTGTGACAACAGATGGCTCAGACACAATTTTGACATATACCAGTTCTGGTACATATGTGGGGTAAGTCATGGCAAATTATGCAAAAGTAATAAATAACGTGGTTACAAAAGTAATTGTTGCTGATGCAGATTACATTAATTCGCTTGTGGAAAATGAGGCGGGGTTTTGGGTGGAGTCTGATAAAGCTGGCATTGGATATTCGTATGACGAACCTAATTTTTATCCACCACAGCCTTTCAATAGCTGGACGTTAAATACAGATACGTATACATGGGAATCACCTTTAGATTATCCTACAGATGGTGAAGTTTATACGTGGAACGAATCTGCATATCAAGCCGATAACACTACAGGTTGGGAGCAAGTAAGCTAATGGCACTTTCACAAATTAAAACAGCTTCAATAGCTTCTGATGCTGTAGATAATACCATACTTGACCTTGCTGATGACTTTGCGTTTACTGGTGCGATAAGTGGTGCTGGTGGCGGTAAGGTCTTAAAAGTACAGCATTATGAAAGCACTACAGCAATATCAAGTTCAGCCGCTGTTCCTCATGATAATACAACGCCAACTTCTACTGAGGGCGTTGAGATTATGTCAGCCAGCTTCACATCTACAAGCTCTACTAGCGATGTGTACTTTTTCATAACTGTTTATGGCAATGAAGATTCAAACGTAGGCGATAATATAACGTACAACTTGTTTGATGGAACAACATTTATTGGTATGGGTTATCAAGACGCAACAAACCACGGCAACGGTACCAACTGGAATCAAACCAGCATTATTTTGAAATACAGCCCTGCAAGCACAGGTGCAAAGACATACTCACTTAGGGGTTCCGCAAATGGAAGCAGTACATTTGAGAGCCTCAATACAGCTACATATATGGATAACGCGAAATATGGCGGAAATATTAAGAATACAATAACAATTATGGAGATTGAATAATGAGTAGTTTTTCAAAGGCTATGCACGTTCTTGCTCCTAATGCAAAATGGACAGCGCATGATAATGTTATTGTTGAATGGCTTTCTGATGATATTGACCAACCATCAGCGGAAGCTATCGCCGCGAAGGTGGCAGAGTTTGATGCTCAAATACCGATGGAACAATTAAGAGATAAAAGAAACCAAATGTTAGCAGAAACAGATTGGTGGGCATCAAGCGACATAACAATGTCTGCAGCTCAGACTACATACCGTCAAGCATTGCGTGACATCACCAACACATATACCAGCCTAGATGATGTAGTCTGGCCTACAAAACCATAAGGAATAACGATGGCATACATAGGTAAATCCCCCACAGGAACTGGTGTTAGACAACGCTATTACTTCACTGCTACTGGCGGTGAAACTAGCATATCAGGCACTGATGATAATGGTCTGACGCTGGTATTTAGCGATGGCAACTATGTAGATGTGTCACTGAACGGCATAGCTTTGGTTGCTGGTACTGACTACAACACTAGCACAGCCAACACCATCTCTGGCTTATCAGCATTGTCTAGCGGCGATATTGTAGAGATTGTTGTGTATGACATCTTTACTGTAGCTGACACTGTATCTGCAAAGGATGGCGGTACGTTTAGTGGTAACGTGGCTATGGGCGGTACGCTGTCTGTTACTGGTGCGTCTACCTTGTCTAGTACACTTGGTGTTACTGGAAAAATAACATCAACGGCTGGAATTACCTTTGGTTCAGACACAGCAGCGGCAAATGTGCTGGATGACTATGAAGAGGGGACTTGGACACCAGTTTTAGTTGGTGGAACTACAACTACTTATACGTCACAAATTGGTCAATATACCAAAATTGGTCAACTTGTTCATGTCTATTTTGATTTACATATTAATGCAGTAGGCAATGGAAGCACCAATACTGTTGGTGGGCTTCCGTTTGCAACGATAAATAACGATGCTTTGGCTGTTTCATATTGGTCAGGATTAGTTGTTTCTCCTTATTTTATATCATTTCAAATGGGTGGTAGCGGTGCTTTGTCTGTAGGAACAACAAGTGGCACACCTAATATTACAAATGGAATAGGTATTTTTGGCAACAGTTCAAGAGTAATAGCTAGTGGCTCCTACAGGACATCAGCATAGGAGATTGTTATGGCACTTACAGAAGAAATACTTGAAGATAAGATTGAAGCAGCAGGTGAATTTAAACATGTGCATGTACGCACTGTAACCATGATTAAACGGGACGGCGTTGAAATTAGCCGTAGTTTTCACAGGCACACTGTAGCGCCTGACGCTGACATCACAGGCCAAAGCGCAGAGGTTCAGGCTATCTGTGCTGCGGTACACACACAGGAAGTTAAAGATGCGTATGCGGCGCATTTAGCAGCACAGGTGGTATAAATGAGCAGAGCCAGAGACTTAGCAGATTTAGGTGGTAGCGCAGATGCGGGGGGTTTGACAGGACGCAACCTCATCATCAATGGTGCGATGACTATTGACCAGAGAAACAGCGGTTCTGCACTTACTGTGAATACGGCATCAGAGTTTTATGCTGTTGACAGGTTTATGGGAATAGGTGTTGCAAGTGATGGCGTTTACACTTTACAGCAAGTTACAGATGCACCAGATAACTTTGTTAATTCTATAAAAGCAACGGTAACAACAGCAGATGCTTCAATACCTACGACTGGACGTTATCTTATTCGGCACAAATTAGAAGGTAACACTATTAGTCAACTAAACTTAGGCTCAAGTGCGGCACAAACTTTTGCGCTGTCTTTTTATGTAAAATCTAGCTTAACTGGTACATTTGGCGGTTCTGTTTTGAATGGCGCACAAGACCGTTCATACCCATTTACTTACACCATCTCAAGCGCAAATACTTGGGAACGCAAAACAGTTACAATTGCTGGCGATACAACCGGAACTTGGCCTACAGATAATACTAAGGCAATGCAAATTGGGTGGTCATTGGGTGTCGGTTCTGATTATCTCAACACAGCAGGTGCTTGGGTAGGTTCTCAAGAGTGGGGTGCGACAGGTGAAACAGCAGTTATTGCTACATTAAATGCAACTTGGCAAATCACAGGCATCCAGCTAGAAGTAGGCGAGACAGCCACGCCGTTTGAACACCGCAGCTATGGCGAGGAACTGGCGTTGTGTCAGCGTTATTATGAAGAATGGGGCGGTGAAGACGCATATCAACCATTTGGATATTTTGAAGGCACTGGTACTGTGGGGTATTCTGTATTTCAATTTACAGAGAAAAGGGATGCGCCAACAGTTACAGTTTCTAATGTTGCACATTTTCAATCAACCAGAGCTGCTGTCGCTTTTACTGCAATGGTATTTTCACAACCAGCTACGACACATGTGCTTTGCACAATATCAAGAAGTAGCAATAACTGGGCAAGTGGGGAAATTTTTTCTTGGAGGGCAAACAACAGCACTGCTGCAAGAATATATTTTAATGCGGAGTTATAAATGTATAAGTTAGTTAAAACACCAGAAACAACTGACCACGTTTCCACAGTAAAACGCCTTACGGATAATGCTTTTATTCCTATGAGTGTAGGTAACGCAGATTATCAGAAATATCTTGCGTGGGTTGCTGAAGGAAACACACCAGAGGCTGCTGACTGATGGAAATGACTAGCCTCGTAGATATGCTGCTTGGCTTACTCGCTGCTGCAGGTGCGTGGTGGGCTAACGGCATGACCCGTGAACAGAAAAGATTAGAGATATTATTAAACAAGACACGTGAAGAGTACGCTACTCGTGAAGACGTGCGCAGTGATGTACGCCAAGTGATGGAAGCATTACATCGTGTCGAAGATAAACTAGACAGAGTTTTGCAAAGGGACTAATTCATGGCAATGTTCAAAGCATTTAAGCCTAGTGGCATGGAGAAGATAGCACGTTCTATGGGCTATCAGGGTGGCATGGATAAGTTCCAAGACTTTCTGGCTACTGACCCTGCTAGACAGCAGCAGATGGATATGTACACCAACAAAGCTATGCAGATGGCTAAAGGTGGTGTAGTTAAGAAGTTTCAAACAGGCGGTTCCGCATCTGCAAAAAATGATTTACCCGATAATGTAGCCAGTACAGGTGTCACAGGTGTAACTGGTACACCAATTGCTACACAGCCAACGCCATCAGGAGAAGGCCCCGGTATAACAGACTTTACTGTACAGCAAATGTATAGCCCCGGCGTACCATTAGGCGGTGAGACAGTTGCTTCTGGTATTCAGTATGACCAATCACAAGATGTTGCTGCGGGTACAGGCACATTGTATGGTCAGGTAGCTACACCTACAGCAATGGCACTGACAGCCCAAGCAGGTCAGCCAACTGCTACTGGTGCTAATTTAATGCAAGCTGACACTGTATCTGCAGATGTCGATGCTGCTATAAATGCTACAAGTGCGGCACAAGCTAATCCACAAGACCCACGTGCGCAAATAACTGCAGCACAGCAAACACAATCTTCTGTAGGCAATCTACAGGCTGCACAAGGCAATGCCTTTCTTATAAACAATCCCGTACAAAGACAACTACAAAATGGTGAATTGATTAGTGGCACAGGTGTTGATGCCGCTAAAGCTGCTGCACTTACTGCGCAGACACAGGCTGCTGCAGCTACAGCTAATCCATCTGCACAGACTATGGTGGCTAACCAGCTTGATGGTTTGATGCAACAGTTCCAAGGTGCTAATCCACCAGCATGGGCTGCAGGGGCTATGCGTAGTGCTACAGCGGCTATGGCTGCTCGTGGTATGGGTGCGTCATCTCTTGCTGGACAGGCCATTGTACAGGCTGCTATGGAGTCTGCAATGCCTATTGC